GAAGATTATATATATCCTGACGGAACCAAGCTATACAACGGACAATCTGTTAGTAGATTCTCAGATCTTAAATGGCCTCCGGATACTAGTGATGTTAATGCACATAGTGGAGATGCGGATACACGAGAAACTATTGCTGCTTTGTATCCTGATTCAGGAAACTCTAGTGGTTATGGAAAGATATATTATCTATCTCAGAATTATCTGTCGAGTACGCCCGGATGGTATCGTGTTATCCAGAATGACGATACACCTTACATAGAAAAGGTTAGAACTCCAGATGAAATGTCTGTGCTTGACCAGAATCGTATGCCTATGCAAATCTATTTGGATGAGGCTAATAATCAATGGTCGATTCGTAAGGTAAATTGGGATCACAGAACCTCCGGTACTACAAACAGTAATCCGGGTCCGTCTTTCTTTAAGGATAATGATAAAAAGGCTAAACAGGTAGAGATTAAGGCTTTATCTTTCTATAGAGATAGGTTATTTATATCTTCTTCTGATGCGTTAGCTTCTTCTAGATTAGGAAACTTTGATAATTTCTTTATTGATGACCCAGCTAATATTACTTTTAAAGATCCCCTTGATTTAAAGGTATCTTCTAATGTGTATACTCCGATTACTTTCTTACAGCCATTCAAAGACTTCTTGTTCCTTGGAACTTCTGGAGATACTCAATATGAGTTAATGGGATCCGAGAATCAGATCTCTCCCTTAACTGCTGAGATTTCTCCCACATCATTCTTCCCTATGACAGAAGATATTGAACCAATTGTAATGAATAATAACCTATTCTTCTTCTCTAAGAATAGATTGTTTATTTATTTCCCATCGTTTGAGGCAACTGGACAGCAAGCTTTCGAGCTTTCTAGACATGTCCCAGAGTATCTTCCAGACAACTACTGGTCTGCTGCTGTATCAACTTCTCATAATATGGTTTTTGTTGTTGCGGGTTCTAGCCCATCTAATAAGATTTTCTGTTATAGAAACCAAACTGTCGGTGATCAGATTGTCCAGAATGCATTCTTTACTTTTACTTTATCCGAAGGTATAGAGGTTTTATCTTTGACAGCTATTGGTGATTTTCTTTATGCTGTAGTTAAACAACAGAATTCACAAATGGGAATCAGTGTTTCTGTTCAACGGCTATCATTACTACCCGAAGAAGGAAGTGTTCCTAGATTAGATAATAGACGTATAGTAACACCATATGATCTATCTTATGATGGATCTACTAATGAAACTTCTTTTAAAGTGTCGCTTTCTTATGTTGACCTTAATCAGTTTGTGTGTACTACTGGTGATTATAGTGGATCTGTAGTTGATGTATCGGTTGATACCGGCCAGTCTTCTGAAGAAGAATCCCATTTAATTGCTTCTGGTAATTTTATAGGACTAGAAACGGGTTATGTTGGTACTAAATATACTTCTACCGTAACCCTTTCGGATCAGTTTATTAGAGACGCTGAAAATAATATTGTTCCGGGTGCTCTTAACCTAAGATATGGTGTTGTAAGGCATCATAAGACTGGGCCATATAGTGTAAGTATAGCGAGAAAGAAAAGAACAGCGAAGACATACAGATTTTTTCATGAGGTGGTAGATTCAACCGAATCATTACTAGGTGATGATTTCTTTGAGGAAGACGGGGTTTTTAAGTTCCCTTTAATGGGTTTTGCTAATGATTTAGTAATTAGTATTTCCTCAGATTATCCAAATCCAATGAACTTAACTAATATTGAACTAACAGGTAAGTTCAAGCAAATACCACACTTCTTAACAACATAGGAGAATAAACCGTGGCCTATGATAATAATTCAGACAAGGTAGTATACATCAAGAAAACAGGAACAGAGGTTATTAATGCGGGTTATGAGATTGATGTCTCTACTTTGATTGATAGTACTACACAATTAAGCAGCACTCTTACAGACCCAGACGAGTTAGTAGTAGTACGAAAATTTGATCATAGCACTATTGATGAAACGCCCGGAACATACGATCACTCGGCATCTCCTATTACATCAGACGAAGCGTGGTCGGCGTGGACTCTACCTAGTGTTAACGATAGTGGAAGTACTATGTATACTTTAACAGGTACTATCTTAAGTCTATCTACAACAGCAGCAGACTATACTTGGACTACGGTTCAGAGTGGACGAGCATCTGATATTATTCTACCCTCTGTTGTGGCTGCTGATACTATCTATGTTCTACGTAAGACATATGCCCTTACAAAGTTGGTGAGTTGGACGGCTGGTTCTAAGATTACAAGTACTAATCTTAACCTCTCTGATGACCAACTTTTGTTCTTGTCTCAAGAGTTGATGTCTCTTTGGCATAACATTCACTCACTTAACCCCGCTGTTGGTCAACCCGATGGTATCTGTCCTCTTGATTCTAGTGGTGTTATTGCGGCTGGTTACGTTAATATAGATAATTTGTCTCTGGGATCAGAGAATGGTGTTCAAGGTGATGGTAGTGCCGACAGTAAGTTTAGTATTCTTCTTCAGGCAAACTCAGGTTTAGCCGTAGAAGCCACAGGTATTAAAGCTGATACTGTAGATAATGTCACTACAACTGATTCATATAGACCCTTGTCGGCTACTCAGGGTAAAAGTCTTCAACAGCAAATTACTTCTTTAGGTACAGGTGTTGTATTTAAGGGAGCTGGTGATATGGTTGGCAGTGCTGGAGAGACGTTCTATAATTCTATCTATACCGATGTCGGAGCTACACCTTCTGCTGGGGACACAGTTACCCATTCTGGAAGCGGAACCGCGGCTCATAGTACTTGGGGTGGTATTACTGTTGCTCAGTATAATCTGGTTAGATATAGTGGGTCTGCGTGGCAAGTAGTAAGCTCTTCTGCGCCTCTTGAACAAGATGGCAGCACTCCTCTATTGTCTAACTGGGGAGCCGGGGCTTATCAAATAACTACAGCAAGTGCTGCAACTCCCTCTGCTGGTGATGACTCATACATCTTAGCAACAACTAAGTTTGTTCAACAGGAGTTATCTGGTACTAAACTTTCAGAGCTCGGTGATGTTAATGTTAATGTAGATGACGATACCTCAGCACCCGCTGGACAGATGATTTACTGGGATGGTGATTCATGGGAGAAGGTAGAGCGGAACATAACAGATGCCTTGTCGACTGATAAGATTCTATCTACAGGAGACAGTGTTCAAGATCTTGATGATGTAGCTACTACCTCTCCTACTGAGGGTCAATATTTATCTTTTACCGCTAGCACAAGTAAGTGGACTCCTGCCTCACTTCCGTCTGCTTTAGATCCTCTTGTAGCTCTATGTGGGGGGGACGATCCTAATGGTGATGCTGACAACTCCGCCGATATACAGACTGCACTAAATCAAGCTGCACTTGGCTACTATAGAACAGCTGCTGGTGTAACTAAAGCTACGACCGCTACACTAAGCATACTTGACTTCAGATCAAGAACCCACCAAATTGGAGATGGTACTGATAACGGCACACAGATAACTCTTCCCGGTAAGCGGGATATTACGGTTAGAAACGGAACTCTTGAGTTTAATGATAATACGTCATCAAACTATAGAGTAATACGGATGGATGCTGCTGGAACTACCCAATCAACCACGTTATCAACAATTGCTATTAAAGGCGATACACGTATACATGTAGCAGACGAAACTAATTTCGTTGCTGGGGATATGATTGAGATTGAAGCTCCGGTTACTGGGGATAATGCAATAGATCATCAGGTATGGGATCGTAGTGGGGTAGATGACGAAGTATATGCGATTCAGCTAGTTGTTATTTCTCGGGTCGATGCTGCCAATAATATGATTTATCTAGAAGAACCACTTAATCATACATATGCATCTGGTACATCCGCTGCTACTACTGTAAAGAAGTATACCCATACGGACACAACAGATACAGGCCAAGCTGTAAACTGGCTGTGGGATAACATGACGTTTAATCACGAACTTTCTAGTGAGATGGTTTGTGAAGAAAACGCAATCTATATGACCGGAAATGGTTCCGAGTCTACAGACAACACTGTTAAGGTGACTGTCCCGACTGGTCATGGTGTGGGCGTGGGAGCTACGATGCTACTGATTGATCATGATATTCCTGCGGCAGACTTAGAGGACCCTGACGATTTTCTTGATGTAGATCACACAGTAACAGTCGCTACTAGTACTGAACTTAGTTGTGAGATGGATACTGGTAGCGAGTGGTTAGGGTCTGATGGTAACTCTGGTGGGGCATATGGTCGTGTTGTAGCTTTTAATGATAACCTCTTTAGGCTAGAGCATGCAAGAGACTTTACATTTAGAAACTGTACCTTTAATGGGTTCAGGGGTAATGTCTTTGAGTTATACCGATGTAAGAATATTCGGTTTGAGAACTGCACCTTTAATAAGTGCCGTTGGGGTAGTGGGAAAAATCATGGAGCTGGTATTAGGGTGGAAGAGTGTGATGGTGTTCATGTAAAGGATTGCTCATTTAATGATTGTTCTTGGGGAGTTGTATGTCCCACTTCTACTTATACTTCTAGGGAAATCCATATAGATAACTCCAAATTTCATTGCCTTTCTGCTGTTTATCTTAGATCGGGGATTACAGGAAACAATTCTATTACTAGCTGTGATATAAAAACCCTACCTTGGAACGAAGAAAGATCTAATTTTGGATATCAGGGTAATGATAGTCTTAGGTATGATGTTGAATTCTATGGAAACAATATTGAGATCCGAGATAATAAGATAGGTAATGTAAGAACCCAGCCCCCGGATACTATTGAGCACACTGCTTTCTGGGGACAGGGTAGAGGTTATACGGTTGGTGGAGGTGGTACTTATGGTGAGGCACCTGCCAATTGGGGCTCTATACGTACTGTTACTTGCCAAGACTCAGAAGATATAAACCATGATGCAGATACTTCTGTAGGTCAATGGGGGTGGTCTAAGGGTATTCAAATAATAGGAAATACCATGATATCTTACTGGATTGGAGTGACTGTTGAGTTTACCCGTAATACTAGGTGGGGTACAGGCAACAGTAGCAACTTTACAATGAGAGATAATCACATCAGTACTATGCGACTGCTTAACATGAGTATGTCATCGGCTGATGCTGCAAATATAAATGCATATAATATTCGGCTTAATAACAATACATCATACGTAACTCCCCCTATGAAAAAGATTTCAAACCTATCTTATCAAGGTATTAATCTACTTACTGCATCTTATGCTAGGGGAATGTTTATTTACCCCTATGCTGGAAGAATATATGGGTTGCAAATACATGGCAACCACATGCAAGCCGGCGTTGATATTGGGTATGCATATTTACTCGGGACAAGTGGACACAACACAGGCAAACTTAACCGTATGTCATTTCAACATAATTACACTATAAACTTTAAATGGGGTATTTCCTTTTATGCGGCTGCTAATAACTCTGCTAGAAGCCAAATGTCATCCTCTAGGGTATGGAATAATGTATTCTACTCTCTTGGCTCTGGTGGTGCTTGGGTTTATAATTACTCTAAATTCCACGGACACAATAATAACTACGCCTTCAACATCGCTGCGTTTTAACGGAGGGTCTCTATGAATAAAAACAAACTAAACAAACTCAACGATCTGCTCTTGAGTTCTCTATTAGCAGATCTAGACGATCCTCAGAAATGTACTCCGGGTCTATATCAAGTTATCCGAGGGTATCTTAATGACAACGGAGAACTGTTGGAGGGTATTCCTAAGGAAGCCTTAGACTTCCTAGAAGATAGGTTATCCGACAGTATTCCATTTAGAAAGTTAGGAGCTTAATATGGCTAAAAAATTGCCCGGCTGGCTTGGTAAGTATCAAAAGGCGGTAGTCGGAAAAAATATCTATAAGAATAAAAAAACTAGACAACGAATTGGGGAGATGACGGGTATGGTTCCCCAAAAAAAGAGACCAACAGGTAGTGCTGCATTCCGGGGAATGCTCGCAACGGCATTTGGTTTATTCCACTTCCATTCCGGGAATGAAGACCAAGGAAGAAAGGCTTTGAAATTTGGGGGCTGGCGTAAGTATAAACCTAAGAAGACTAAACCAAAACCCAAAAAAGCTGGGGGCGGTGCCGTAGTATCTAGAAAGAAACCACCTAAGGGTGGAAAACCATATCGTAAAGGATATGCAAAAAAATAAGAAGGGAGCTTAATATGCCAAACAGTTCAGTAACAACATTTGCACCGGGGGTCTCGGACCCATACGGAACTTACATAGAGTTGATTAACAAACACCGCATGGAGAAAATGTACTCCAACCCAAAGAATGATTATTCTGTTCGTGGTGGTAGCGGAAATTTAGAGAAAGCTACAACAAATTCCAAGAAAGGATATTGATCATGGCTAAGAATGCTTTAGGTAAACGGGGAAAAGACACTAGACCAGCGTGGAAAAAGAAAAAAGATAGAAAGGCTGCCGCCGCGGAGAAGAAAGCTTCCACTAAGAAAATCGCGAAGGTCGGAAAAAGCATGGAGACAAGAGGAGGGACTGCCGCAAAACCAAGTAAATCGGTTAAGGGCGCAGTTAAAGCAACCTCTAGAGGAATGAACAAATATAGATTGACTGCGATGTTCAATCCTGCCACAAACCTTATATCAGGTGGCGCAGCTCTTATCGATTATTTAAGAAGGCCATAAACAACCAACAGAAAGGATATTGATCATGGGTAAGAAGAAAAAAGCACGAGTCTGGCAGAGAGAATTAGTTAAAAGAGCTGAGGATTACCGAAAAAAGCATGGTAGTGGTAGGAGTTTCCTGAGCCATGTCATGAGAAATTATCAAGATCAAAGTATTGCCCCTATGTCCGAGACCCCTATCAAGACGATGAAGGGGCTTGCCAAGGCCTTTGCCAAAACGAGGGACCGTGTGCTGAAGCATAAGAGAGCTCGCTGGGTAAATAGGCTTGCAAGCAATACTAAAAAGGGTGGTACGCCATTCCGTGATTTCTTTACACAATAATAACTAAGGAAGTAAAGTAATGAACATACCACAAGAAATGCTAGACGATTTTCGTAATCATCTCTGGGCCTGTTTTAAATATCTGGGGATAGGAGAACCTACTGCTGCACAGTATGCTATGGCTGATGCTTTGCAAAATGGTCCTGTCGATATGCAGTTACAAGCTGGGCGTGGTTTTGGAAAATCGGTTATTACTTCTTGTTTAGCCTCTTGGTTTCTTTTACAAGATCCTAATAAAACAATTATGGTTGTATCGGCTACCAGTAATAAGGCAGCAGAGTTTATCTCCATGACTAGGAAGATTATGGATCTGGTGCCTTACTGTGAACCGCTTAGACCCGGTGACCACACTACAGACAATGCTTTTGCATTTGATGTTGAGTGTCGTACAAAGATTGGACAAGACAAGTCTTGCTTTGCTCGTGGAATTTCTTCTCAGCTAACCGGTTCTCACGCAGACTTTGTAATTGCTGATGATGTTGAGATTGAGGGTAACTGCGAAACCGCAGCATCCCGAGAAAAGCTTATGAATAAGGTGGCTGAGTTTGAACAGATCAGGAATGTAGGGGGGCGTGTTCTCTTTCTAGGTACTCCCCAGATTAAGGATTCAATCTATAACCAACTTAAGACTGGTTATCCCGTAACAAAGTTTCCTGCAGTTATGCCTGATCTAGATAGCGTGGTTGAGGTTGAAGATGTTAATGAGTGGGTATTGCAATCAGGATTAGAGGCTGGCCAGCCAACCCAGCCTGAAAGATTTCCTATGGAAGTTTTGATGGAGCGTATGGCTAAGATTGGGCCTAAGTTATTTGCGTTGCATTATAAACTAGACACATCCTTAGCGGACTTTGAGAAGTTCCCGCTTAGATTATCAGATCTTATTGTTATAGATGTTCACCCAGATATGTGTCCAGAAAAAATTGTCTGGTCTAATTCTAAACCGATGAAAGGTATTCCTACCTTTGGTCTTACAGGAGATTTAATTTATGATCCCATGTGGATTTCTGAAAAGTTTGTTCCTTATGTTCAAAGGGTTATGTATATCGACCCTAGCGGGCGTGGAGAAGATGAGACAGCGGTGTGTGTTGCTTCTTTCGCGAATGGTTATGTCTATATTCATGAGTTAGTAGGATATCCCGGTGGATATGAGAAGGGTGTTCTTAAGAAAATTGCCCGGCTTGCTTATGAGTATGGTGTTAAGCTAGTTCGTGTTGAGAGTAACTTCGGAGATGCTATGTTCTGTCAGTTACTCGCACCAATCCTAACCGAGGTATGTGGTTCTATTGCCATCGAAGACTTTAGAGCAGTAGGTCGCAAGGAAGCTAGGATAATATCCCTTTTAGAACCTGTCATGACTCAGCACAGATTAGTCATAGACAAGAGAGCTATCTCTCAAGAAGAAACACAGAAACAGATAACTAGAATCTTTGATAAGAGAGGAGCCTTACCTAAGGATGACCGTATAGACTGCCTTGCAGCAACGGTAGGATACTGGGAGGATCTTCTTTCTACAGATGTAGAAGTAATAATTGAACACAACCGAGAAAAGATTCGTCAAGATATCGTCAAGACATGGTTGAATGATGATAGACGTATGGGAATGTGGTCTGAAAAGTTGTCGGGGGCGGTACATTTCCATAAAGAAAAAGAGCAGATTATAGACCCCAACCACGCAAAGTGGCAGGGTCGAAGGAACAAGGGTCGTAGCTGGTCCTGAGAAGCCGTAGGATCGCCTGTGTGGGCGTTTCGGCTGTACCCTTGGAGGTAGCACATCTTATTTTAGAATGCCTTAGACAGGCTGTGAGGAGGCTTATAATGCCACTGATATGGGGAATCCCAGTTATGGCTGGACTGCAGTTCATGCAGGCAGAGGCCGGAGCAAACGCATCAGCAGCCGAAGCTGCAGCCCAAAGGGCTAACTTTGAGGAAGCTGAGTTCCAGAGGAGATGGCAGAATCAAATAGAAAACCGAAACGTAGCTAAGCAAAACGCTATGAGATGGTTTAATAATAAGATGATTGCTGAGACTGCCAACAAAAGAAGAGCTGAAGAGGATTTCTATATTAGGTATAATTGGGATAACCAAGCTGGAGCCTATGGCAAACAACATAAGGCTGCTCAGGATGAGTTGTACTCTAGGTTGTCGGGTCAGGGTATTGATCCAAACTCTGGTACTGCTAGGGCTTTGCTGCGTCAACAAAACGAAGCTTCACAAGAAGCTATGAGTGGACTAAGGATTAATGTATCGAACCAACTTATTGGATCTGAGCGAAAACAAGCCCAAGCTTTAGCAGGACGAGACTTTGGATATAACGAACATGTGCCGTTTATACCTGCACGATATGGTGGACCAGATCCAGCCGCTGCATTTGAGCAATCTCTCTATGCTGGAATAATTGGTGGTGCTGCTAATACTATGGGCTACGCTGTCAGTGCACTTGGCGCGTCCCAAGCAGGTGGTGATACTACTAATAATTATTATAGTTTAATTGGAGGAGGTAGCAGTGGCTGATTATAATACACTTCAAATGATAGCTAAAGGTACTCCGCGAGAAACTGTTACACCTAAGCAGCTTCTTGCTAAAGCCCAGCTAGATGCTAGTAAGACTGCATTAAACAGCATACCTGCAAACCTAAGTCCAAAGGATCGTTATAGAGTATTCAAACGAGAAACCAGAGACGTTATCTCTCATCCAGATATTAATGATAAAATGTGGGAACTAGAAGAGCAGGCATATCCGGGCTCATCTTTTAAAAGTGATACAACTAACCGTATAAATAGAGAGCTTGACCAGCTTCCATCAGATTCTGAACGGGGAGATTACTTTAAGAATAACGCTTCTTCGTGGCCTTCGTGGCTACAAAAAGAATATGAAATGGATATTGAGCGTAGTCGTATAATGGGAGAAGGTAGGGCTTTAGAGCTTAGTAGAATTAATAATAAACTAAATACAGAAGACGCAGTTAATCACATTACTACAAGAGATGATTTTAAACTATCTCATGCTGTAGGCCGAAGGATACACTCTGAAGACTTATACTCTGCGATACAGTATGGATATACTCCAGATGAGATACATACGGATGAGGCAGGTAGGATTGCTGTATCTGTTCAAGGTGCTCTGGTTCCTATATATTCTCTTGTACAAGAAGACTATAATCCTATAGATCCCCAAGAAGAATACATACTATACTCTGATAACTATAATATGATTGATAAGATGCTAGCTCCTAAATACAAAGAAGCTGAACAAGAGTATCAATTATTAGATAGGGAAAACAAAAGAGTGTTGTTTGATAAGCTAGATACACTAGGTAATAACTTTACTGAGCACCATAATAATATTATCTTAGACTATGCCCAGTTACAGTTTGATCCAGTAGCAGCCGTTAATCAAGGACTTGAAAAGGTTGTAACTAAAGCTATTGATCAAAACATATATACTAATGAACACGATCTTATATTTGACTTTATTAAAAAATGGGAAGGTCTACTTCAAACCTCAGAAAAAAGGGGGGTAAAAAATGTCTAGTGTTATGCAGATTAATCCTCCGGGTACTCCGGAAGTAGATAGATCCTTAAAGGTAATGGGACTGACTCCAGTTAGTCAGGTACAGCGTACACAAAACGCTAACGGAGCTGCTATATTCTATCATACGAAAATGATGGAAGCATGGCAAAACGGAGCTGCTTTCCTAAGTCAGGCTACTAAGCTTTTTGATTACTGGAGAAAGCAGAATGAACAAAACAAAAAGGATAGAGTGGCGGCGGGCAATGACGCAAGGGTAGAAGCACAGGAGTATAGCCATACTCTTGGGGAGAATGATGCTAGAATCAATGGCAGAATCATGACTGTTGCGGAGGGAAAGGAAGCTATAGCAGGAGCTTTCGTTGGGCATACAAATAATATGCAAGAAGCAAAGGACTTAGCTCAAGAGCAATTAGATTTAATAGCCGCAATAGGGGTAGCTAGAGGGGAAGATGAGGACAGAGAAGCAAAACGGCAACTGTATGAGGAAGACGCTAAGGAAGCTGATGAGGATGCTAAGATACAGGCTCGTAGAGATGCTTTTAATAAGAGACAAAGTATAGCTCTACAAGAGTCTTTAGCTCAGAAAGAGCAGGAGAGAATCGGTTTGATGAGAAGCGTTGATGAGATTATAAAACAAGTAGATCTTTCGGCCCCTGATATAGCTGCACAAAAAGCGGAACGAGATGCATATGAAGAAGAATTAACTGAGATTCTTAATACAGAACGTATCCTTCCCGTAGAAAAACGTACTGGTTTTGGGGTAGTTGGTATAGAAAACATTTATGAAGATCCTAAGCGAAAATATAAATGGATAACAAATGAAGAAATTAGTAAGCTGGATAGAGATCAAGCTATAGCTAGACTTGAAGATCTTTCTCAATATCAGAAGGTTGTTCTTGAGGGTAGCTTGGCAGAGAAACGACTCAAGGAACAAAAGGAATTACTTTTTGCACGCCTACGTAAGCTGAAGGGAGGTAGCTGATGCCTAGTTTACCAATTAATGATAAGAAATATGACACACTCATAGATAATATGCTAGGGAATAACAGAAAAAATAATCTAGAGCAATCAACACCTATGTCGCGAAGGAGTCTGATGATGAGGTCTCCCGAGCCTCCGTGGAATACAAGACTTAGAGAAGCTAAAGGACAGCAAAAATTAGATGAGATGTTAACAGTACCTACTGAAACTCTTTCTTCTACGAGACAAAATTGGCGTTATACAAGAGGAAGTACGGACACTGGAGCAAGGCTTTTGGAGAGTGGGGAGTGGGAACATCAGCGGCCCAGTGCGTATGGATGGACGGGTCATCTGAAGCCCGAAGAGGAAAGGTTAAGAAGAGAAGTTTTTGTTGAAACCGGTCTAGATATTTTTTATCAGGACACTGGTGGCGTTGCTCCTAATGTTAGAGATCCTTATGGACTGCACAAGCTGGGGATCGCAGGGCCTCACCAGTTTGATGAAACAGGTAAAACCATACCTCTCGGCCCCGCAGAAGCTTTAATGAGAGGAACTGGGCCGATTGATGCAGAGAGTGTTGTTAAGTGGGTAGATAGTATGTCTAGTCAAATCAGAAGACAAGAACACCAAAAAGCTAATAATGAAGTCCGTATGGTTGAGCAAGATCATGATTTTGATCTTCAGATTGTAGAAGAGTGTGACACTTGGTTGTTGGTAGAAGAATTATTTGTAGAGGGTGAATATTCCCCGCTTACAGATTACTTTGCACAAATATGGGGGGAAGAAGAGTGGGATGAGTTTGTCCAGTTTCAAGTAAATAATCTAACGGAGGTTGGAGACTTCTTTGGAGAAGATGGATTTTTAGGTGAGCGGATTCAGGCTATGAGTGAAGAAGAGCGTACTAGCCTCATAGAGTCTGAAGAGTTACTTGGCAATATAGGGAAACTTAAAGATGCTATTGCATCATATATAACGTTCCAAAAGCCAGATCTAACTGAGCCAATATTCTTAACTAAAGATATTGGTGATAATGCGCAAGCTATGCTAGATAATCAAGTAAGACGAAGGGAAGAGACACCAGCTAAAACAACAGAAGCTAAACATATTATAGATATGTTCTTAGACTTAGGTATACAGGATATGGAAGCAAACACTTGGAAAATAAAACGACAAGCGTTAGCGTTGGCTATTGATAAGATGGATCCAGATGATCCAATGACTGCGTATTATGATAGTATTCTCATGGATATGGATGCATCATTAGTAGAGTATAGTTTAAACAACGAAGAGATGCTAGAATTGTTAGCAGAGAAACAAAGGATCAATAGGCCTAGAACCTTAGATGAAAGGAGGATTTGGAATACTGCTAGAATATTTAGCGAAATTATAAACCTAAAGGATATACCAAATGTAAGAGATCTTGATACTCCTATAAGTGAGTGGAATACGGCTATTGAAAACTATGTACTACGAGCAAGTCAGGGTGAGTTCTCTCATGATACAAATATGCTTATCCTGCGAACCTACAGTGATAGTTTTAAGGCGTTTAAGGTTAGTGAAGAAACCGATAGGATATGGGATAATGTAAGAGATAAGCAATCTATGTCAGAAGCAGCGCGGAGTACTAAAGTTTCATGGGGCAGTACTATGGAGTCGTACCTTATAGACCCTGCCAGTAGTGATGATGGTGCTCATCTTAGTAGATTTATTAAAGATAACGGCTGGAATGCTTTAGCTCCACAGGTTCAGGAAAGTATTATAGCTGCAGTTAAGCAAATAAATGCTGATGCTAATGCTATGCTGCGTGCAGGCATGGGACTACCTGAGGATGTAGATATTAATATCCTTCATATAGAAGATATTATGGAAAATGGAGACTTAGGTATTAAGTTCTTTGATGTAGGAGAGGACGGACAACGTGTGGATATGGATCCCCTAAGGATGTACGGTATTGGAGCTTGGATTATGCATGACAACTCCATACACAAATATAAAGAGACTCCTTCATTTTATAGAGCATATGGAGACGCTATGATAGAGTCTATGCAGCTTTTAAAATCTGAATATGGAACAGGAGCATTAATGGATACAGAAGAGCTTCTAACGAACCCAGAAGCTGCTTCTAAAATGCTGGTGTCTTTAGCTGTATTAGGAGACCTAAGAAGAATAGCGGGAGCTACTAGAGGCGATGGTCTGAATCTAATTAATAGAATATTTGAGGGTTTGGGCGATGACTCATTCTTTGCAGAATATCTTAGGGGTGTATCTGCAAACCTTGGTGTTGCTTTGAACGACTCTTCTGCTGCGATGGGAAAGTCTATGTGGGAGTTTTTAGATGAAGCTGTACGATATACTATGACACCAGAACTGGAGACAATGGAAATCTCTCAGGATGGTAAAACTGTTTCCGTTAGTCCTGAGTATGCTATGAAACTTTTATTCGATAGTATGAGTGATCACAATCTTCATCAGATAAATACACTAATGTATTTAGTAAGCCCAGAGGTGATTCAAGGAACAACAGAAACCTCGTATCAGGCTATGAAACATTCTTTAAATAGACTAACTGGACCAC